GCCACGCCCTTGCATGAGGCAAAAGCAGTCACCATTAACGATGACTCCTGCGTTGCGCCGTTGGGCTTCCTTTAGGTGGTTGGTCAGCAGCCCCCTATCGCAGTGGGGGTTGTCCCAATGCAGGTCGCTGATTAGAAGAAACTCCTGCCCCGATTGGCAGGTGACTTCGTGGATGTTTCGGGTGTGCTTGGTTAGTGGTAGAATCATCGCTGGGATTTAAGTGTTGCGTTTTCGGCTTCAAGTTGCTGGATGGTGTTCTCCAGTAACTCTATCCGCTCTCGCAAACTTACAATCTCGTTGCGTAATTCGGTCAACTCTTTCTTTTGAGCCTCAGCGGTTTCCTGCCACATAGCCAGCACCGCTTGGGCTTGCTTGACTTGGAGGGAATCCGCTTGGAAGCGTCCCCGTGTGAGCCAAGCGACTGCACCGCCAACGATTGCGCTGACCGTGCCGATAATGGTTGTTTCCAGCAGGTTCACCTGTTGGCTACTTGTTGGGTTCGCCCTTTGATTTATCCAAAGCCATCCAACCAACTGATAATAGGGTTAATACTGAGCCAATGATTTCGGTGAGGGTTGCGGTGTCGATGATACCTTTGGCGACGAGTGTGCCGCCGATGAAGGTGAGCAGGTGGCGAAGCAGAGCGATGACGGCTGATTTCATAAGGGGGAGTTTTGGTTGGTCGGGGTTACGGCGAAATAGGCGCATAAGGGGAAATGTTTTTATTTGGAAGGTGTTGCAAATTAATCAACGGTTTTTGCGGTGATGCGGATTGGTTTGCCTAAAACAGCCTCAATACTTGGGTCGTGCCTAATAACGAAAGCCCCATCCATCGCTTCATAGTTGGTCCAATTTTGTGTCAATTCTTCACTTGACTTTGGAATTTTATAGAAGTCATTGCAAGCCTTAACCGCAGCAATCGCTTCCTTTTCACTTAAAAATTTATAGCCGTTAAAGTCCATAATAGGCAATTAAATTGGCCTCTATCGCTGCACGAGTTGACGCTTTGTCCGAGTTGTAATAAAAGAACTCCGAAAGCACGCCGCCAAAAGCGGTTGAGCCTGGCCTTCGTCCAATAACTTGAATCCCCGTATGAGCCGCACCTGTTAGGGTTGTAATACTTGCAACGCTATTTCGGTAAGCCGTAATTACATTGCTTGAGCGATTGAATGAATTTATGGCCGCACCTGCATTACTTGTTAGCGGTTGTAAGGTGTTTAGTGATGCCGTGCGATAGCGGGCATTTGTGCTTGATATTGCTGTGTATTCACCAGCAACCCGTGCCGTCAATCCAGCAACATCGATTCCAGGTGTATTTGCATAAAAAACGCTTTCCAATGGAATGGCATCCAATGCGACGACATCCAGCGAATCATCGCTACCGTCAAAAGATATTCCAAATCGTGTGCCAAATGTTTGTGTCGTTCCTGCGTTCACAATTCTTGGTTGTGCTGCGGCGGTTGATTGCGTGGCATTATAGCCGTTGCCGCTTTGGTCGTACCAAGTGACGATAAATGCTGAATTTGCGCCAACAAAGGTTGAGAGCGCAGAACTATCAAAATCCCCCAAGGCCGTAAATCCGATGTCCGATTCAGCGTTGTCATTGCTTCTACGGACACGAACTGCGCTACCTGCATAAGCGGCTCGCAATTTTCGCAGGGAATACGCTGCGGATGCGTTTGGATAAGTGTCCAAAACGCCCACAAACGAAACACCTCCAAACTGCATGGAGCGAGGGTAGCCGTAGCCGTAGCCTATCAGCATGGTTAGAGGAATGTATAACCGATGACGCTGCCTACGGAAACCGTTACCGCCGTAATCTTGCCGCCGTTGCGACCGCAAATCACGATGCCTGCGGAGATGGACTTGGTGGAAAAGTTGTAAGCGGTCAGCAGGTTCTCGCTGCCTGTACCCGTGAGGGTGGTCATCGTTGCGGCAGAGTTCACGACGAGAAAGTCGTAGTTCTTACCCGTGGCGGCTGCACCTGAATCAATCAGTTCGCAAGTACCGCCCTGTCCGAGCATTTGTTGAAGAATAGGAGTAGGCATTTTGTTTGGTTGCTTTAGGGTAAATGTAGGTTAGGTCGGAATTTCACAAATGCTATGGCTATACGGCAGTTGGAACGACAAGGTTGCCACCCACCCCGCTGTGCGGTCGTCACGGCTCTCCACAAACCTCGTAAGCGACACGCTGGTACTTAGGGTCCACTCTTGCGTCGGGTCGTTTGTAAGGGCTGAAATAAAGTCCTGTGCGATTTGTAGTTGGTCGCTCAAAACCTCGTCTTCATTGTCTTGCCAGCCCAGCGTCGGACTGCCCGAAACCACGCCACCCATCGTGGCAATGGATTCCACTCGGTCAGAAAAATAGACACCCACAGTAAGGTTAAGGCTACCCAAATCCGTACTCGCTGACTGAACATCCGCAAAGACGAGCGGATAGACGATTCGCTCACGGCTTGGGGTTCGCAGGTTGATGGTGTTGTCCGTTCCGATTGCAAGCGGGTCGCCCGTCCCGAACGAGTTTACTTGCGGGTGAGCATTTGCAAGCGCAAGGAGTGCCTGCTTGATTTTTATCCATGACATAAGCCTGTAATTTCAGAATATTTTTTGAGTGCGCTCCCATAGGTTTCAGCAGTTGTTGCAGTAGGGGTCGTAGGGCCACGGGCGGTCCAAGCCAGCACCACGGCGGAGGGTGCGGGCATCCAAGGCCATCCCCGTGTTGTAGTTGGTTCCGTTGGGGTAGATGGTGTCCAAGGCCGATGGCGGGGAGTTGAAGAGCGGATAGTTGGCCTTCTGCTCCATCAAGTACCTGGTAATCCTTTCGGAATACCACTCGGCATCGTTCTTCACTTTGTCCGTCAACCTTGTAATCTCGTCCATGGACATTTGGGAAGATTCCTCGCTGGTTCTGCGGACCATTCCCTTGTTCATGTACTTGAACGCCAAGACCATCGGAAGTTCATAGTAGAGCCATTGCACCATAGCGGGTTGGATGTAGTCCTCCAATAGCGTCGTGTTGAGCGCAGTCGTTGTGCCGCTGACAACCTGCCCCACCATTTCGCTATAAAGAGCAGACCCAACGATAGGCTGAATCCGCATCTCCTGCACCTTCACGATGGTAGGCCGAATCTGCGTAAAGGAAACATTCTCGTTGATTACGGAGTTGTCCAGCAGGGTTTGTTCGCTGATAAAGAGTGCCTTCATGCTTTCGTGATTTTATTGCCTTTGCGGATTACAATTTGCTGCTCCCAAATATGCCTGCATTGGGGGCGATTCACTCCGCTGGCCGTGTGATACCAACCGCCTCTGCGATTCCAAACGCTATATCCCATGATGTTGGAGATGCCGTTGATATCGTCCCGTGTGTAAACCTTCCCTTGGTCAGCCAAGTCCAACATGACCTTGCAGAACTCACGGCTGGTCCGTTTGTCCTTGTTGCTGAATCCAGCGGCCCAAGAATACTTGTACCTCACTTCCAGCACGGGTTCATCCGTTGGCTTGGCTCCTTCCTTGGCGATTTGGTCCACGGCCCTTGCGATGGGGTAACGGTCTTTTGTAATCAAGTAGGCCACACGCTTGGCGACTTTGGCCTTGCTGACCCCGAACTCCTTGGCCATTTCTTCCACCGATGCGTCCCGATTCTTCTTGCGGTACTTTTCGATTTTCTCGTCAAGTTCCTTTTCTTCCTCCCCCAGTTCAGCGAAGGCTTGACGCACTTGGTCGTCTAAGTCGGTGTCAAACCGCATTGGCTTGGAGTGCATGACCACATAGTCGTCCGAACTGCTCCCAAACTTGCTTGCGACCACCTCCAAGACCTTGAACTCTTCTTCCCCCCATCCGTAGTCCTCGGTGTCCTCCTCGCCCCACATAGGCTCGGAAAACGCCTGCTCCTGCACGCCCAATAGGGTGTTCACTTCTTCGGGGGTCAAGCCGAATCCAGCGGACAACATCGTGCGGGCCATCTCAAGAGTGATTTTTTCCTGCGCATAGTGACGGACGATTCGCATGAGGTTTTGGTACTCACGGCCCGACAATTTCTTGATGTTGTCGTTGCTTAGTTGTGCAGGCGTTTGTGGAACCTCGTCGGGTTGATGATTGGGTCCGACCACATCGGCGGGTTGTTTTTCCAACGCAGGGAGGCCCGCTTTTTCCCGTAATTCTTCGGGGGTCATAATGGTGAGCAGGGCTTGCTCGGATAGACGCTCGGTGATGGGTTCCACGGGAATCAATTCCATCCCCTCCACGCCGTTGAACGAACCCAAGTAGTTAATCATCCGCTCCACCTTCCTCACTCGGTCGTTCACATAGGTGGCCTTGAATAGTTCGTACGCCTCAACCAGTTCTTGCCTGCCTCCCAGTTGGCCTTCGGTCTTGACGCCGAATAGCATCGGGTTCACGACCCTGTGACTGATGAAGATTTCCGACTGGATGGCCTTGTTCAAAATCTCAAACTGCTTGTCCATATCGCTCGGTGTGAGCGGTTCCAAGGTGGGAGCCTTGGACACATCGTCGTTGAAGGTCACCACAAAGCGACCAGCGTTGTCCGTTCCCGAAAACTTGCGCTTGATTTGCCGTTCAATATCGCCTTGCTCTTCGGGTGTTGGGATGCCGTTGTTGAAGTTTATGAGATACCCGCCCCAAAAGTTGTTCCGCAAGTTGTTGTTGTGAAAGTTCGCCACCTGCACATCGGCCTCAATCCACGCCAAGCCCCCCATGTATTCGGGGAGGGGATAGGACTTCACGCCTGCGGCATAGACCCTGTAATAGAACAACTGCTTGCCGATACGGTTGTCTGCATCAAAGGCGGGAATCTTTTCGACATCCCCGATTTTGGGGTAGAGTTGAATCATTGCGTCGTCGTACCAGTCGGCCACTTGGAACATCCGCTCGTCCTTGTCCACTCGGATTTTTTCAAAGGGGATATGCTCCATTTTCGCAATGGTTCCCATCTTGTTCCAAGTCACCGCAACCGCAAACCCGTTGAATAGTTCAAGGTCCAAGACGAGTTTCTCGGTGATGTCGTTGAGGTCGTCGTGTTCGGATAGGCCGTCAAAAAACTTGGCGTAGCGGGCCTGCTGCTCCACGGTCATCTTTTCCCCAGGTTGCCATCCACCGCCCACGATGTAGTTCACTTTGCCGTTCACAATAGCGTTGTGCTTGCTGCTTCGGCGGTAGTTGTCCAGCAGGTAGTACGGGTACTCGTTGAAAGCCCCATAAGTGATGTACTTGCCCGCTTTGTTTTCAAGCATGACGGGGACCTTGTGTTCAATCCCAAGCCATTGGGTGAACGATTGTTTGACGCTGCTCATAGGGTGTGTACGGTGAAGTTGAGGGCCGAAATCGTGATGGTTCCGCCATCGCTCACGGCGTTGATGTAGATGGTGAACTCGTCATTGAC